GCGGAATTTTCGCCAGCGGGGGTGCGGGCGGTTCCAGAGTACGATCGCTGTGGTCGGGGGAGTTTGGTAATACCGTATGTCGTGTATCATTGCGGCGTATTTTCCAGACAATGTCAGGGTTTCCGGTTTGAACGGGACTTCTTTTCCGTCGAGCAGCCCCAGCATGAAATTGAGGGCGGGGTTTTTTGATTCAAAAAGTAGCATGGTCAGTTGGGGTTGAAAAGCGGGAGGTCGGAGGTGTCGGTCGGGGTGTCGCTTCGGGCGGCGAACAGCCGGAAGGCCTCGCGCTCCATCTGGGCGAGGCCTTCTTCGCCCAGCACGTCACGCCAGTCCATGGACTGGCTGGTGACGACGGGGCCTCTGGCTCCGCAGAAGAAGCAGCGCACTTGTCCGATGACGCGGTAGGTTTCGCGTCCCGACCGATGATGGACGAAACGTAGTCTTGCGGAGCGTCCGCAGAATGGGCAGGATGTGTGCATGGAGTGTCTCCTAGTTGTCATGCGGCAAGTACCGCGCGGTAGAGCGCCTCCGCCAATGCAGGCGGGACGGCGTTGCCAATCTGTTTCTTGGCGGCGGTGTCGCCACCGCAGAATTGGTAGTCGTGCGGAAAGCTGGTCGCATCGGCCAGTTCGCGCATTGTCAGCATCCTGTGCGTTATGTCAAGCTTGTATTGCTGCCCGTCTGGGAGAGCGAGGATACGCCCCTGAACCAGCCCGAAGCGGTCTCGGGTGGTGATGGTGTCCAGCGGAACGCCCGCCCCGCGGGCGGTGGTTTCGGAGCCGAAGTACTTGTCGATTAGCGGCTCGACCATCCCAATCGCACCCGCCGTGGCGATGGTCGGGAGGCATCCGGGCTTGACCGTGCCGCACGACTGCTGGGGGACGAAAAGAGGCTCCACCAGGCCATAGCGGTTGCGCGTGTCGATGACGGGGATCGGCATCTCGACGCCATGGTTGCGCTCCTCGCCGCCGTTGTAGCGGGTGAGGAACGGCGTCACGACGGCATGCGTCCCGTGGGTGCACGTGATTGTGTTCAGCGGACTGTCGGTAGATCCTGACACGCCGCCGTTCCTGGTGTGCGACAGGTCCAGCCACACGGGACGGATCAGCACGCTGTGTCCGCCCTGGGCTGTAATCGTGGGCAGCGGATGCGTCAGGGGGATTGCCGAGCCGTCCAGCTGTCCGTCTTTCGTCCCCCTGAGAATGACCAGGAACGGTTCTGCCCATGCGCCCCAGTACTTCCGGATGCCCGCCTCGATGCGCCGGAGGGTGTTGTCGCATAGCGGTTCTTTTCGGTCGAAAATCGACTGACCCGGAATGCTCCAGTCGATGATTTCGGAAGCCGGGCGCCATACTGGAAGATCAGGAAACAAAACGGAAGGCTCCTGCGTATGCGTCGGCTCCGGCCAGACGATTTTCTCTCCAGACGACTTGCGCACCGCCTGGATGATAAGCCGTTTGCGTGAGGTAGCCGCGCCGTAGTCCGCCGCATTGAGGACCTGCATGTCCACATCGTAGCCGGATGCCTTTATCTCTCGGTACCAGAGGTTGAAGAAAAGCCCCTTCTTTCGCGGGTCGGGCTGACCCGCCTTGTATAGCTTGCCATGCCAGACAAGGTCTTCGTCCAGCACCGGACCCCATTTCCGCAATTCTGTGACGTTTTCGACGAACACCCTGCGGCACCTGGTGAGTCGCAGGTAAGGCAGGAGGTATTCCGGCTGACAACGTAACTGGTTGCTCTTTGGCTTCCTCCCGCCGGAGGCCACGCTGTGTTGCGTGCAGGACGGAGATGCCCATAGCACGTCGATGCGCTCCGGATCGGTGTTGAAGATCTCGTCCGGAAGGATGCTCTCGACGGGAGCGCATGCCCTGCCAAGGTCCGGAACGATTTCAGGGTGGTTGGCCTGGATGGTCTGGATGGCGAGATCCCAATGGTTGAAGCCCCTGCCCTCATAGCGTACCCCCGCAGAACGCAGGGCGTTGATGGCCCCTGTGATGGAGCCCCCACCACCGCAGAAGAGATCCACGAATCGGAAGTCATTGCTCATTTCATGCTCCCCACTAGTTCCGCCAGTATGAGGTAAACGTGCAATGCCGCCTCGGCAAGCGTCTGGCACTCCTTGACGACATCCCCACGGCGCACCTGCACCAGACGGTTGCGCCCGAAGTAGTTCACCTTCACGCAGTGCCCGAAGCAGACGCGCAGCCGCATCATGATTTCATCGCCGGTCGGAGCGGGGATCTCCTCGCATTCGCTGCCATCGACGTCTTCGTATCTGGAATAGACATCCCATTCGCCGTCAATGTGTAGCCACGCCAGCGCACTGTCGTCGAACACGCCGCGCGGGAGCGCTCGGCACAGCTCGAAGGGCGGAACAAGTTGCTCAAGAGTGGTCATTGCTCTGTTCCTCCATCATCGTCTCAATCGTGTCAATGCACTCCATCACCTGCCGCCTGATGTCGCGAAGTGCGCTCTTGGAAGGCCCTCCGACGCAAAGCAGCGTCACGGCGACAGAGCCAAGCGTCTCGCAGACTTGCTCAAGGGCAAGCCTTGTTTCGTCATTCTTTTCCATTTCCGACCTCCCTGAACTCGCACTCCAGCCCGTTGTCGTATTTCCCGTCCGCCGCCTCGACTTCTGCCAGGAAGTGCATTGTGGCGCGGGACGCGGCACCAAGGTCGATGTCCCTCTGCTCGTCAAATTGCCCGATGAAACTGCCCAACGCATCGTCCATTGTCGCGTATGAGTTATGCAGGTCTGGATGTTCGTTCCGGCTAAATTGGCAAATGTTCCTCGCCAAAAGCGTCCGAAGCCCCGTCAGCATGGCGTAGTCCAGCGTCTCTCGGATTGTCGCCTGTCGTCGTTCAAATTTTCCCATTGTTATCCTCCTTGTCTCTCGGCTTGAAAAACTTGCATCCCTGTAATCCTATGGACTGCGCCAGAAAGTCCTGAATGTAGAAATTCCCTTTCGGAAGTTTCGCGCCAGCCAGGAACCTCGCGCACTCCTTCTCATACGGACACCCTCTCACGGGGCCGAAGCAGAATGTCATGTCAGTGTTCGGCATCGTTTTCCTCCTTCTCCTTCAGGAGCAAGTTTGACAGACTCGCAACTCCCATGCCGATGTAGCGGCAATTTTCTGGGTAATCGTCGTATGGGCAATCCATGCATGAGTTGCTCGGGAACCTCAATGGGCAAAGTCCATCCAGGAATTTATCCGCCTCGTTTTTCGGCATCTTCGCCAGCCACTCAAGGTTTGTCATTGGTCGCCTCCCTCTTTGGTTGGTTCTTTCTCCAGAAGTCCTTCCAACTCATGCTCCATTTTCAGGATTTTATGCCTTATGCTATCAATCTGATTGGTGCAGGACTCGATTTCGCACTTCAGATGAGCGATGTACTTGTCCTTCAGTTCGTACTCAAGCCTGGAGTATTGGCATCCAGCACCGTCGCCATCGCGGGATTTCTGCCAGCCTCCCATGGTCCTGGGGTGAATTTCGGCGCGTTCATTTTGTCAGTCATTGGTTGTCTTCTCCTTCTTAGGGGTGTAGAGGTCGCAGACGTTGTGCTCGTCCGGCCAGATCAGGGGCGTGGGGCACTCCGGGTCGTATGGATCCTGGAAATTGGGATGTCGGCAATACGTGTCCTCGTACTGCCGTTCAAACCACCCGCACTTCCCGCAGCACGGGGCGTTCACGATTCCGAAGTGGTATTTCTCTTTCAGTTCTTCCTCAATCATTTCCGTTCCTCTTGCTTGGTTGTTCGTCGTCTTTCAGGACTTGGTAGTATTCGCGGCCGATTTCGGAAAGTTCGTTGCGTCGGCCAAGGCGGTATCTGACGTTGCTGGCCGCCTGCTTCTCGCTGACGGCCCAGGTCTCGTGGATCCCCAGGATTTCGCTCGTGCCAGTGTCATCGTTCACGCGCACCAGCGCGACGCGGTAGAGCCGCCGTGGACGCGGCGGCTTCCGGCGGGTACTGACCTCGACGAACTCCATGGCTACCTCCCGGTGGAGCCGTAGCCGCCCGCGCCGCGGACGGTGCCGGAGAGCTCCTCCGCCTCGGACAGTTCCACGGCGGGGCAGGGGAGGACGACGAGCTGGCCGATGCGGTCGCAGGGCTGGTAGGGAGACGGTCCGACGGCGGGCACGTCGAAGACGAAGGAGACCTCGCCTCGGTAGTCGCTGTCGATGACCCCGGCGGAGTTGGCCAGCCGGAGGCATGTGCGGACAATCGAGGAGCGGGGCAGGAGCAGCCCGAAGAATCCGGGCGGGATCTCGAAGGCCACGTCGGTGTGGCAGACGACCTGGCCGGGTCGGTATTCGAGGCGGGAGCAATGGAGGTCGAAGCCGGCGGAGCCGTCGGTCGCCCGCATCGGCTCGATGGCGGAGGGTTCCAGGAGCTTGTACTTCACGGGGACGGCGCCCTGCGGCTTGATGCTTTTCAGGAGATTTTTGATCATTTTTCTGCGGTTTATTGCGGTTTTATTGCGTGATTTTTGCGGTTTTCTGCGGGATTTTGAATTCTTCGATGTGGAACTGGACCATATCGGCGCCGCTCCACTCCCACTTGATCGTCCGGGCATCGAAGATGAGCTTGTCCTCGGCGACGATTCCGGCGGACACGAGCGCGTCGTCGAAGACCTTGGCGAGGTTGTCCCAGTCGGGGCGGGTGGTCTTGGGGCGGCCCGCCGCGCCCGCCTTGTCATTGTGGTAGAGCAGGCAGGCATAGACGGTGACCGGTCCGGAGAGCGGCTTCTCCGGGCGGTGCCGCTCGAAGAGCGCCTGCCATGCGGCGGCGGCCTTGCGGTGGGAGGGGGACTTCCAGGTGCGGCCGTTCGCGCCGTGTCCGCGCGTCTGCGCGGTCCCGGATGGGATGTCGAATCTTTCGGTGAAGTCAATAGTCATCGGGGTTCAGTTGCTTGGGTTGGGTCCAGCGGACGAGGTCGCCTTCGACGGCGCAGCGGTCTTTCAGGTGCTTCTTCACGAAGGCGAGGACGGTGGACGGCTTGAGGTTGTGGCGGTTGGCGAATTCGGAGAGCTTCACGTCGTGCGCCTGGACCTCGAAGTTGAGTTCCTCCCGCCATGCGTTCTTCTTCTCCGCGGCGGAAGGGCCCTTGCGGGGCCTGCGCGGCGGCGTCTCGCCGGGCGCGAGCAGGTCGTCCAGCAGCCCGTCGGGGTCTGGCACGAACCTTGGCCATCGGAAGTAGCCGCGCTTCGGGGGGAATCCGGGGAACTCGCGGAGGACCCCTTCGAGGCGCCACGCCTTGGCGGTGGCGGCCTCGTCGGCGGCGTGGTCCTGGAGTTCCCGGACGCGGTCTCCGAGCGCCGAGGCGGCCCATGCGGCGAGCTTCTCGGCCACGAGCGCGTCGTCCTGCGGGATGACCTCCCGCCAGCCTGGGCGCGCGGCGTCGAGCTCCCGTCCGATGGCGTCGCACGCCCATCGGTTGGCCAGCTGCGCGCGCCGGTCGTCGTCGAGCGGCAGCTGGATGAAGTCGAGCAGCGCGTCGGGGTCGCGGGCGAAGACGCCCGAGCCGCTGGCGCGGTCCCAGGCGGCCTTCTGTCCCTGCTCTCCCTTGGAGTGGTGGTGGCTGTAGATCACGCACGCGCCGGTCTCGACGGCGATGCGGTCGAACCAGTTGCAGAACGAGGCCATCTCGGCGGCTGAGTTTTCATCCCCTGTAAGCACTTTATACACGGGATCGATCATGATGGCGAGGAAGCCGCCGTTGCGGCACCGTCGGATGATCTTCGGGGCGAGCTTGTCCAGCGGGGTGGCCAAGCCTCGGATATTCCAGACCTCCAGCGAGTTATTCGGTGTCCGCACGCCGAAGGCCCCGAACCGTCCTGCGGAGGACGCGGAGTCCACCTCCAGGTTGATGTAGAGCACGCGGCCCTGCCTGCACTTCCAGCCCAGGAACTCCTCGCCCCTGGCGATGGCGAGGGCCAGCTGGAGGAAAAGGAAAGACTTTCCGGACTTGGACGGCGCGGTGACGAGCATCTTGTGGCGGCGGCGCAGTACGCCGTCGATCACGCACTCGGCGAGCGGCGGCGGGTTGTCCAGCAGGTCATTCACATCGACGAATGGCGGCAGCGAGTCGTCCTCCTCGGCGAGGAAGTCCACCCACTCCTGCCAGGAGCGGCAGCCGCATTCGGCGTCGATGAGCCACTGGGCCTTTTCCCCGCGCATCACGCCGGCGACGCGGGTGTAGCGCGACGGGTTTCGGTTGGCGTGGTCGAGCGCCAGCCCGGCGGCGGCGCAGGTCTTGTCGAGGAACTCGAACCGCTGGTAGTACTCCTTGATGTCCCGCGCGTCGATCCGAACCACGGCGTGGACGCTTTTCCCGCCGGAATGGGTGATGGCCGCGCACGGCAGCCGCAGCTTCCGGATGATCTCCAGCTGGCGCTCGGGCGGCAGGGTGTCGGACTCCACCAGCGCGTTGCGGAAGCACGCCACGGAGGTGTCCTTCCCGTCGTCGTCCTTGACGGGGTTCACCCGGATCCACGCCCCGGCTCCGTCGGGTGAGTCTCCGTACACGAACGAGAGGGGGTTCCTCGCGTCGCGATACCGATAGATCCGCTGCAGCGCCTCGGCCCGGGTGTAGCGGCTGTCGCCCTTGCCCTTCGGCCGCCACTTGCCGCCCTCCTCGAAGGCCGCCGTGCAGACGGACGGCCGCTCGTCCGGCCGGAAGAGCGCGGCGAAGTACCGCTCCAGGTCGGAAGCGGGGTCCCAGCCCTTCGGCACGTCGGGCAGCTCGTCGGGCGTTCCGTCCATCACCTCTCCGGCAAGGCGTGCGGCGGCCGCGGCGGGGATGGGGTCGTTCCAGCCGTATCCGGCGGAGCCGGGCTGGACGGCGGGCGTGGCGGTGGCCACCGCCTTGGCGACGGCCTCGCGGACTTCCTTCTCGGAGACCTTCCGCCGGCCGGGCGGGATGTTCGCCAGCAGGTCGCGCACGATCTGGTCCTCGGGCACGCCCTGGAGCACCCCGCAGTTGGCGGCGGCGAGCAGGAACGGGTGGCACCCCGAGCCTGGCGCCGGGATTGACCTGAGGGCTTCCTCGTAGTTCATTTGCGTCCCCCCTGCGGCGCGGGCTGGATGTCCTTGGGCACGACGCCGAACGGCACGCGCCACCCGCAGGCGGCGATGCGGTCCACCATCTTGCGGGCCTGTTCGAACTGCCACTCGCCCACGCGCCGGAAGCCGTAGCGTTCCAGCACGCGGATCTGGCGGGGCGAGGAGAGCCCGGCGGTGCGCCGCTGGTGGATGGCGGCCAGGAGCCGCGCGGCCTCCCAGTAGGTCTGGCAGCCGTCGGGGTTGATCCCCGCGTCCTCCAGGGCCTTGGCCTGCGCGTCGGAGACCGGCCGCTCTCCGGCGAGGTCGCGTCGGTCGCAGGCTCCGTCTCCGATTCCGGCGGATGCCTTGAACTGGAGCGGGTCCACGAGCTTCTCGCGCTTGTGGCGCTGGGCCTCCAGCTCCCTGCGGAGCTTCTCCTCGCGCTCGGCGGCGGCGGACTTCTCGGCCTCGTCGGCCTCGCCGAAGAGCTCCTTCTCGCCCTGGACGGTGTCCTCGGCCATGATTTCGGCGATTCGCTGCTGCAAATCGGGGTTCTCGGAGACCAGGTGCGCGGGGCGGCAGAGGTCGTGGCGCTCGGACATCCAGAGGAAGTCGAGCAGCAGCAGGTTCCTCTTGCCCTCGCAGAGCCGGGTGCCGCGCCCGACCATCTGGGCGTAGAGCGCGCGGACCTTCGTCGGGCGAAGAACGCAGATGCAGTCGGCGGACGGCTCGTCCCACCCCTCGGTCAGGAGCATGGAGTTGCAGAGCACGGCCCCTGGCTGTGCGGAATGGAACCACTGGAGGGTCTCGACGCGGTCCTCGGATTCGCCGTTGACCTCGCGGGCCTCCATTCCGCGCTGAAGAAGGAGGTCGCGGAAGCGCCGGCTGGTCTCGATGAGCGGAAGGAAGCACACCGTCTTGCGCATTGACGCGCGGGAGGCCAGCGCGTCCGCGATCTCGGAAAGGTAGGGCTCGATGGCGTGGGAGCACTCGGCGGCGGTGTAGTCGCCCCCGCCGGAGTGCCCGACCTTGAGCTTCAGCGGGATGGTGGCGGCGGCGATGGGCGAGAGCCAGCCCTCGGCGACCGCGCGGCGCAGGGGCATCTCGTAGGCGAGCGTCTCGAAGAGGCTGCCCAGCTCGCGCCGGTCCCCCCGGTCGGCGGTGGCGGTCACTCCCAGCACCCGCGCGTCCGGAAAGTGCTCCAGCACGCGCAGGTAGGACTGTGCGAGGGCGTGGTGCGCCTCGTCGATCACGATGTGCGTGTACTCGGTCGGCGCGATGCGCTCCAGCCGGCGCGGGGTCATGGACTGGACGGATGCGACGGTGACCTGGAACCAGGTGCCCTCGGCGGTCTCGGCGGCCTTCTCGACCGCCGCGCCAAGGCCCGTCGCCCGCTTCAATTTGTCGGCGGCCTGCTGGAGCAGCTCGCCCCGGTGCGCCAGCACCATCGCCCGTCCGCCGGAGCGCACGATCTCCTCGATGATCTTGGCGAAGACGATGGTCTTGCCGCAGCCAGTCGGCAGCACCAGCAATGTCTTCATCACGCCTCTCTCCCATTCGCCGAGGACGGCGGCCACCGCCTCGCGCTGATACGGCCTCAGCTCCATCTTTCAAAGCCTCCTCTCCGCCCCATGCGGAAATCCACCTCCAGTTCCATCGCCCTGGCCAGGAACTCCCAGTACAGGTCGTCCGGCCAGCGGAGCGCCTTGGCCTGCGCCTCTCGCATCATGCGCACGAGGTCGCGAAATCTCTGTCCCTGCTCGCTCATTTCCTTGTCAGTCCCTTCAGCCTCTGCACGACGCCAGCCCTGCGGCCGCCCAGTTCCTCGCACGCCAGCGCGAAGCGCAGGGTGTCCTTCGGCAGGGCGTCCACCGCCCGCCAGTCGATGCGCCAGGACGGCTCCCAGACGATGGAGCGTACTGGCGCGTGGTCGGTCCCCGCGTCGATGCCCGCCTGGGCGGAGCGCATCCACCCGAAGAGCCGGTCCCTCAGCGCGGGATCTCCGTCGGCGCGGACGCCGTCCGGCGCGAGGGCCAGAACGCACTCCGCTCCGCCGCCGGAGACCCGTGCCCTGACGGCCTCGCGGGAGATCCGCAGGGAGACCCGCAGGCCACCCCGCTCGGCGTCCCGCAGGGCCGCCAGAAACGCGTCGAATGTGCTGTCCGTCATCATCGTCGTCAGAACGGCACGTCTCCATTCTGGGCGGCGAACTCGCTTCCCGGCTCGGGCGGCAGGGGCTTGTCGGGGTCGGGCGCAAGCCACGCCTCGACGTCCGGCGCCTGGTGCTTCTGGTTGTCGGTCTTGCCGGTGTATTCCCGGAGGGAGACCTTGCAGCGTCCGACGCGCCCGACGATGGAGTCCCAGTCCGGCAGGAAGGGCTGTCCGTCCACGACATTCTCTCCGACGCACTTCCAGAAGGAGCGGACCTTCCAGGCGAAGGATGGGTGCAGGGTGAGGGTGGCGCGGCACTCGCCGGTGGTACCGTCGGCGTTCCAGAGGCGCAGCTCCAGGTCGGCGCGGGGGGAACCCGCCAGCCTGGTGGTCTGCGCCCAGAGTCCCTTGGTCATCTTGACGACGCGGAAGCAGTACTCGCCGGCCTCGAGCGGCTTGGGCGGCGGGACGTCGGCGATGGCGCCCCATGGGTCGTTGACGGGCGCGGCAGAAACGGTGTTCTCGTATTCCATGGTTCTTTTCTCCTTGGTTGGTTATTATGCGGACTGGCGCTTCGCGCGGGTCCAGGTGACAATCTGCTCGAAGTTCGCCAGCACTCGCTCGACGAACGTGACGGACCAGTTCTCCAGGGGGGTGCCCGCCGGATACGCGCCCTTGGCGGTGGCGACCGCCTGCATCTCGGCGGTGGTGATGCCGTGCGCCACCATCGCGTCCAGCAGCCGGTTGTGCGCCGGCGAGATCTCGCTCATCGGCTTCGCCTTCGGGGCACAAACGGTCGGGGGTTCCACCCCCGCACCCCTGGATGGTTCGGCCTTCGGCTCCGGCTTGGCTTCGGGTTCGGGCTCCGGCTTGGCTTCGGCCTTCGGTTCGGGCTTCGGCTCCGGCTTGGCTTCGGCGTCGGGCTTCGGCGGTTCGGGGGCGCCCTCGTAGATCGCC